GGAAAGCAAAAAGCTAAATATAGTAAATCAGTTGCAAAGAAAGTAAGGAGAGCATAATGCCTAGGTTTGGTAAGACAAGTAAAAAAAGATTAGAAGGTGTAGATACTAGACTAGTTGATGTTCTTAATGAGCTTATTAAAATTATGGATGTTACTATAATAGAAGGTTTACGTACAGGCGAAAGACAGAAAGAGTTGTTAAAGAAAGGGGCTACTAAAGTTAAGTACTCTAAGCACATGGAAGGTAAAGCTGTAGACCTAGCTCCTTATCCTATAGACTGGAAGAATAGAGATGGGTTTCATTATATGGGTGGAATGATTAGAGGGATAGCTAAACAACTTAATGTTAAGGTTCGTTGGGGTGGAGACTGGGACTCTGACGGAGATGTTAAAGATAATGGATTCGATGACTTGGTACATGTGGAGATACTTGATTAATGCCTAAACAACTATATACTATAAATAAATTTGACGCTGGAATAAATACAGTTAAAGATGCAAGAGATTTATCTGAACCGGAGTCAAGTTCTATAACTAATATGGCAGTTGATGCACAGGGAAAAATAAAATCTGCAGGTAGTTTAGTGCAACAGAAAGCTAATCCATCTGATGTAAGCGGTAGCATTCTTTCAAAGTATATATCTAAACGTACTGCAAGGCTAGAAATAGGAACAAGTGCTCCCGGTACAATTACAGGAAGGCTTAACCTTGGGGGAGGATATAACTTCTTTTACTTTGAGTCAGACCATAGTATTTTTGATGATATTGATAGTAATGTATTAACCGTAGGAAGTGCTGATGGAAATATAAGTTTTGGCAACCCTCAGAATACAGAAGTAGATGGAGTAGGAACTTCAAGCTCTGCTGATATTCCCGGTGCAGGGTCTACGGAGTAAGATATGGCTTTAGCAGTACTTCCATCAAAATCGTTTATTAAAATAACCGTTTCTGGTACAGCAGATTACTGGACTTCTAATCAAGGTTTTTTAGTAGGGGATATAATAACTGTTAGTGGTAGTAAATTTAACGATGGAGTTTTTATTGTTTCCGGTTTTATTCAACAAGGTGGCTCTCATTATATGATGGTTATTGGGAAACCTATTGTAGACGAAACAGCCTTTACAGTTAATACAGATGTAAATCATAGTAATACACAGACTACAATAAATATTGTAGACAGTCCTGACGTTAGAGTAGGTCAAACTATTACAGGTAATGGAATTCCTGCAGGAACTGTAGTTAATTCAGTTACTGGAACTGAAGGAGTTAATGTAAGTGCAGTTGTTATTTCTCAAGCAGTTACAGGTTTAGGCTTAGGAGAAGGAGCATCTCCCAAACCTATGACGTTTACAACTTCTCCAGACGGAGCATCAACTTCAGTTAGAATAAAAGCTAAGAGGTCTACGGGAGATAGGTTATGCGCTCTTGGCGATGCGGCTAGTAATAGTATAGACGTATGGTCTTTTAATAAAGCAAGCACTTCATCTAATACTGATGATGGATGGGGAAGTGCAGAGATAAGCACAGCTATGATTTCATCAGCTAGTGAACACGTTTCTACGTCTCAATTTATATTTACATTTTCTGATGAAGTATTAAGAGTTTCTGATATAAATGTAGAAAACAATTCAATACTTAAATGGTATGGTTATGTACAAATGAACCAATTTGCAACTGCAAATGATTCAGTCTCTTTAGCTTTTAATGGATGGTATGAGCATCCTGCTTATTTAGAAAGACCAGCTTCAATAACAATGGCAAGTTCAAATCAAAATGCAGTAGATACAGATTCTCATTATAGTGTTTTAAATGATATAGTAGACAATCTAGCTGGAACAAATGTTTTAACTTCAGAGGTAGTAACTGCAATAACTGAAGATTCTATTACTTTTGATACTGGTGGTTCTAATCCTAGAACAGCTAATCATTTTTTTGAAATGGGTCAAGTTTATTCAGTCTTATCTCGTTCTTCTGAAAAGCCAGAATGCTTTATGGTAAGAAAAACAGCAGAGGGTAGAAGTGATTCAACACCTGTAAAAGTATATCGTGGATACGGAGGAACTCCAGATGACCAAATAGCTGATAATAGTGGTGATATATACAAAAGAGGATTGGGTTGGAATATAGGAGTCGTTGAAGGAGCAGGAGATGGTACTTGGAATTCAGGAGAGTATGAGTTTTTTCAAACATTTATATATGATGAGAATCAAGAAAGCCGTCCTAGAGTGTATCTAGGAACTTTAACAACTACTAACGAAAACAAAGCTTTGAAGTGTACAGTATATGCTGATAGATTTTACAATGGTAGAATTACTGGAGGTAGAATTTACATAAGAGAAAGAGGTAGTGATAACGATTTAATTTTATTTGCAGATATAGATATAAGACTTGGTGTAAGAATGACTCTTGACGGGAGGTATAAACCTTGGGTAAAAAGAGTTGATAGTGATGCTAACCATACTGAAAATTCTGGATACTACTCAGCTACTAGTTCCTCAGAAGGATTAAAATCTACTAACCCTAACTTTGACACCTATAAAACTCTTAATGGATATTCTGAAGAAGTAAAATTTAACTCAATAGGTAAAGAAAAAGAATTATACAAAGCTTCTGTTATAGCAAATAGAAGGCATTTTATAGCCAATGTTAGAATTAAAAAAGGTAGTACTAAAAAAACTCACGGTGACAGAATAATGTTTAGTGAGTTAGGAAAGTTTGATACTTTTACTGAAGATAATTTTATAGATGTTTCTAGAGGTGACTATGGAGAGTACGTAGCCTTAGAATCTTTTGCAGATAAACTTTTAGCTTTCAAACATAACACCACCCATATATTAAATATATCTAGCCCAACTCCTTCAGGTTGGTTTTTAGAAGAAAGCATAAAAAACTCTGGGGTTTCTTTTCATTATAGTATTGTAAAAACTGAATTTGGAGTTGTATGGGCAAATGAAAAAGGATGTTTTATTTATAATGGAGCTGATACGGTAGACTTAACTAAAAACAAATTAGGTATATTCGAGTCTACTAATTCTAATATACCAGTTTGGTCTGACTTTGCAAATGGAAACTTACATTTTAAAAGCATTATGTGTGGCTATGATGATATAAGTAATCAGTTAATTGTAATGAGGTCTCCTTCAGATTTAAGTACAAATAGTAATCAATGTTTTATATATGATTTTGATACTAGTTCTTGGACATATAATACAAATTTATTTACAGATAGCCACTACTATACTAACTTTGCTAAAGATTGGAACAATAGTTTAATTATAGGACATGAAGAGTCAGCTACGGTAGTTGAATTTTTAAAGTACAGAGCAAACATTAGTGCTCAAAGTAATCAATCTATAATAACTAGAGATATAGATTTTGGTAATGCAGGATTAGTTAAAAAAATATACAAGGTTATAATAACTTACAAGTCAAGTGTAGACCAACTAACTCCTTTAGAGTTTGCAATAAATGGTACTGGTAGCTTCTCTGATTTTTCTACAGGTTCAAATGTAACACCTGCAGGTAATGACTCTGGAGATTTAGATGCTGTGTCTACTTGGGATGTAGGAGTTTTTAAGGCAGATAGTATAGTTAGTTGCCAAAGCATACAGTTTAAAATTGTTTTACCTGACTCTGGTACTTTTGAAATTAATGATATAACTATTCAATATAGAACTTTAAAAAGCAAGGAAGTTTCTTAATGAGAAATCATTCTAAGTTCTTAACAAATAAAAAACAAGATGCTTTATATTCTAACGAAGAAATGCATTTAGGTAATATGATTGAAGGTCAAGTATCTATATCAAACAATAAAAGCTCTAGCCCTAGTTTAAATCTTAAAAAAAATAATTTACTATATAAAGTTTACTTAACTCCAGATGGAAACAGATTTGTAGATAGAAAACTAACTACTAATATCTTAGAGTATACAAATACATTCATAGACTATAGAATATATAAACATAATTTTTCTGATAATATCTCAACTACAGAGCATTTTATACCTTGGCAGGGAACAGGAGAACAAACAGGAATGAATGATGCTACATCAACTCTTCTTGTTCCATTTAAAATGACCTGTCATAAGATATTATTTAGACCAGAATCATTTGATACACCTACTGCCAACTTTACTTTTAAAATTAAAAGACAAGATAGTGGTGANGCAACCGTAGATGAAGTTGCTAGCTTTACATATACAGACACATTTGCAGATAATACTACAATAGAAGTAAAGCAATCTGATTTTAANAATACACCNGTTGTAGACGCAGGAGCTAAGGCATCAATAAGTATACAAGCAAGTGCAAACCCTCACGGTTCATCAAAAGATTATTATATAACCTCCGTATGGAGAACTGAAGTAACAATATAAAGGACAATCATGTACGATAAAAAGAAAACAATTAAAGGATATATGGGTGGAGGTTACATGAAGCCTATGGGTTATCAAACAGGTGGCTATATACCCGGACTATCTAGAGCTAGATATTTAACAGGTTTAGATAGAGACATGAGAATAGCTCAAGAAGAATTTGAAGCAAATGCAGAGAAAGTAGCTAAAGAACAAAAGTATAGAGGTTTACTAGGGAAAATAGGTAGCTTTGCAGGTACAGCTTTAGGAGCGGCACTAGCCGCACCTACTGGTGGAATGTCTGTACTTGCTGGAAAAGCACTTGGTTCTGCTATAGGTAAAGGAGCTGGTGAATTAGTGGGTGGTTCATTTGTAGATACTGAAAACCTTAAGAAATCTTCTACTGGTTTATACAAAGATGACTTTGAATACTTAGAAAAACAAGGCAGAGAAGCTCAAGACTTAGGTGGACTAGCTGAACGTTCCGCTATAGCTGGAGCGACTACATATGGTATAGGTAAAGCCGCTGAAGTAGGTGGTAATATTAAAAATTATTTTGATGGTACAAAACTTGACTTAGGAGAAATTGCAAGTGAAGACTTACTTACAAAAGATGGATTAGCTAGAGCTACTGGAATAGGTGGAGATAGTTATGCAGAAAGAGTTACTACAAAAGGTCTATTAGACAACTTAGATAGCCTAGACCCATATACTGGATTAATTGGAGATGAAGATTGGATAACAATGACTATGGAAGAGCAGGCTAACGAGAAACTTCTTGAAAAAATAGCAGCTAATGTACTTCCAAAACCTTCTCAAGTTGAAAATGCTCAACTTGGTTTCGGTTTAACTGAAAGTGCAGAAATGTATAATGATGGTGGCTACGTACAAGGTTACGAAGATGGTGGTATGGCTAAAGAGAAAAGAGGTATGGGTTATTTTAATAGGGAGTTTCCTAAAGACTCTTTTAAAGCTATGATACAAGAAGCTGTTTATAAGGGTGAATTAGACCCAAGAGAAGGATTACAACACATACTGAATAAACAACAAAAAGATTTTATGAAGTCTAAAGATGATACTTCTAATGCCTTGTATAAAAGATTACAAGAGGCTGGATATAGTAAAGGTGGAAAAATAGAAGAATACGGACACGGTGGATTAATAGATATGAACCCATTTAGTAGGAGGATTTTATAATGCCAGATACAGTACCAGCAATGTTAGAACCCGGTGAATTTGTTATACGTAAAGATGCCGCAGAAAAAATAGGAATGGATAAGTTAAATATGTTAAACAATGCAGATAGATTGGAAAGTGGTCACTCAGCTATTGATGAACTAATAGCACTTAGTACGCTTAGTGGCTCACAACAAATGATGGGTGGTGGCAATGTAAAGAAGATGCCTCAGTCTGGTTACATGCAAGATGGTGGTAGTGTAGATGACCCGTTAGAGATAGACGCTAGGCAGAGAATGGGTACTCAACAAGCCATGGGTAACATAGGTATGATGGATAATATGAGCGATAAGGGCATATTAAGCGGCTTGTCTAAGATGCAAAGAGACATTGAACTACTAAAAATGATGGAAAGTAAGTATCCTAACCCTAAAAGTATGCGAGAATATAGAGGTATGAAGGAAGATTCTGGCGATATAATGAATATGGATGAGATGATAGAAGCTTTAAGTAGAGCGGCTGGTGCTACTCAAAATAAATTTAAGATACCTGAATATAATAATGGTGGTTCAACTTACACTT